ATGGCTCTTCAACTAATAAGCCCAACAAAAGGAATAAAGAATTTCCGGGCCGATTCTTTAATTGCCGAGATGCTTTATGGCCAGGAAACGGACGCAAAGCATTTAACGATTGTTGAGGCTTACAGGGTCAATGGATTCTTGCGGGCTTGTGTGGACATGAGAGCCGCGGCCATTGGAGGCATCCCGTTTACGGTCGTGAATGCGGCCAACCCGGAGGACATCCGTTACGACTCGGATGCGGACTATGATTTCCCGGATGAGCTCGGATTCATGACCGGGTGGAGCGATTTGATATTCAAGACCGAGGCATCACTCATCCTGGTGGGCTCGGCCTTTTGGCTCAAGGTGTACGACAACGGCAACCTGGTGGGGCTCCAATGGATGTCACCCAACACGGTGGATCCGTTGTATGACCAGGCCGGTAAGGTCTACGCGTATAAGCGGACCGTGAACGGTAAGGAGCTCACCCTGGATGCCGAGGACGTGGTGGCCATTTACCAGCAAGACCCATTAACGGAGATCGGGCCTGGATCCTCCATCGGTTATGCAGCGCGGACCGGTGCGGATGTCCTGCATTCACTCCAAACCTATTTGGATTCAACGCTCGATAACGGGCTACTCAAGGCCACGCTTATTGGGGTGCCCATGGGAACACCCAGGGAGGAGCGAGACCGGATAGAGCGCGGGTGGAGGTCATGGTTCAGCGGTAAAGGAAATGCCGGTACCACAAAAGTTGTGGAAGCGGACGCGGTCAATGTCCAAACCATTGGGGAGGGCATTAAGGACCTGGGCAATCTTCAGTTATCCCGTGAACAGCGGGAGCTCATTGCCGTTACCCTGGGCGTACCGTTCTCGTTTGTAATCAGCGGGGCGGCCAATTTTGCGACGGCCCAGCAAGACGACGTTAATTTCTACACCAAGACCGTTTTACCCCAAGCGGACCGGATCGCCCACCGTATCAATGCCACATTGCTACGCGAGCTCGGCGTGAGGTTCTCATTTGAGCCCAAGCGGCTCGAGGTTATGCAGCGGTACGAGGTCGAAAAAGCCCAGGCCGTGGCGCAGCTCACCGGAGGTGCACCGGTTCTAAGCGTGGATGAGGCTCGGGCCCTTTTGGGTTACGGTCCGACCCAGCAAGTCACCCAGCAAGTCACCCAGCAAGTCACCCCTGAAGTCATGGAGGAGGAGGTCCAGGATGACACCCAGGCCATTGAGTCGGAAATCCGGGCCTGGAGACGCAAGGTCAAATCCCGTGGGTCGGATGCGCCCTTCAGTCCGGACAACATACCGGAGGAGGTGTACCACGTCATCAAGTCCAGGCTCGAGGACGGAGAGGATTACAAGTCGGCCTTCAGTCCACCGTTTGATTTTTAACGGCCGCTCTCGAACCCGAGGACAGAGCGGCAGTAATCCTTTACAAGATCGGGCTTGAGCGCAAAGCGGGAAAGGCATTCACACCGGAGCAATTAGACCGGGAATGGAGAGCCATTGACCGACGCAAACGAGCCGTGGAGCGTGACGTGGAAGACGGCATCGCCCAGGCCTTTAGGCGCATCGAGCAAGACATCCTGGACCGGCTACAAGAGCTCGGAGACATGAAGGCCGAGCTCCAGGTCAGCCAGGTATTCAACTACGATACGGCCCTCGCGGAGATTGAGCCGGCCATCCGGGAGGCGGTCCTCGCGGCATTGTCGGAGGGGCTCAGTCGAGGCCAGGCCAGGCTCGGAATATCCCAGGCTCAACGGGTGCGGGAATTGGCACCGGACGTGGTGGAGCTCATGATTAGACGGTCTAAGTTTGTGAACGTGGTGCAAACCACAGAGGACCAAATTGCCAAAGCCATTGCCCAGGTGGAGTCCGGCCTGGACAATGAGACGATGATTCAGCGCATCACCGCACAAGTGAGACAAACGTTTGAGGGCATCCGGGCCAACCGGATTCCGGCCATCGTCAACACCACGGTTAACTCGGCGTTTGAGTCCGGGCAAATGGAGGCCTTCAGAATATCCGGGGTGGAGCAAAAGCAATGGTTGAGCCAACGGGATGGGAAAGTCCGCGAGTCACACGACCTGGTGGACGGTCAGCAAGTGGCCATCAACCAGGCCTTTGATGTAATGGGCGTACCTTTGGAGTTTCCAGGTGACCCAGGCGGTCCACCCGAGGAGATTATTAACTGCCGTTGTACCATGATTCCGGTGACGTAATGCCATACTCAATAAGTGAAGGAGCGTGTACCACGGCCGAGGGCGTGGGTGGACAATTTGCCGTCATTAAGGATGATGACGGCCAGCAAATGGGATGTCACCAAACCCGGGAGGCCGCATTGGATCAGATAGCGGCCCTGGAGGCCAGCGAGGATCTCAAGGTGCTGCCGGATAACTACCGGGAGGCCGAGGAGGAGGGCATTAACTGTGGAACGTGTGCACACTACGCTCACGGTTATTGCCATTTGTGGCAAGACCAGGTGATGAAGTCATTTGTGTGCAACGCTTACAAGGCCCATGAAGGAGACCAGGATGAGGCTCATGAGGAGGAGGTCACCATTGAGATTGAATTCAAGCAAAAAGAGGTGGCACCACAAGACGTACGGGCGGCCTACCGACGCGGCCTGGAGCTTTACGAGGAGGGTTTTGGTGGTGAAGGCCTCGAGACATCAACCATCCGGGTGGCGCGAGCTATAGCACGGGGTGAGGCAATCGGTGAGGAGCAAATCCGCAAAGGTTACCGGTTTTGGGCTCGCAATGAACGCTTTTTGGAGTTTGATGATGAATCACCGGCCGGAGTGGCAGCCCTATTATGGGGCGGCCGACCAGGTATGGAATGGTTCCGTAGATTGTATTCCGAAATTGAAAATGAAGAAAAGGCCATTAACATGGATGACTTACTAATTACGTTTGGCGATGAGCTCGAGGTGAAGCGACTTGAGGGTGGCGGCCTGGAGATCAAAGGATACGCGGTCCGATTCACCGGCCCAGGTGATACCGACCTCGAGGGTGATTACTTCACCGGGGAGACCGACTTTGGATCGGTGAAGGAGGTTGGCCTTTACTACCAACACGGCCTGGACAAAGAGATGGGCCGTAAGCGTATCGGCTCGGCCAAACTGGACCGCAAGGATGCCGGCCTTTGGATGGAGGCCCAAATGAAACTCCGAGAGGATTACGAGAAGGCCATTGAGGAAATGGTCCGACGTAAGAAAATGGGCATCTCCAGCGGAGCGGCCGGTCACCTGGTGGAGCGCGTTAAGACGGAGGGCGGCAATTTTATTTCGCAATGGCCGATTGGTGAGGTGAGTTTGACACCTACGCCAGCGGAGCCGCGCAATGTTGTATCTTTGAAGTCACTTTTGATTGGAGCCACGAGCGACATTCCGGAGACAACCCAAGCGGTTGTGGAAGTCGAGGAGCCGTTGGAGGTGAAATCACAACCCACAGAACCACAAACCGAACAGGTTACAATGGAAAACGAAAACAAAGCGGAGATCGTGGCTCCAACGCTGGATCAAATCGCAACGTTGATGGATGATAAGCTCAAGGCCTTCACCTCAACGAACACGGCCGGCAAAACTACCAACGTGGAATTTGCAACGTCGATCAACAACAAGACCAAGCGCGGAGACGATGAAGTCAAAGCATTGGCATACTTCATCCGTACCGGTGATAAGGGCGCAATCAAGGCCTCAAACAATACGGATATGAACGTGGGCGATGCCGCTGATGGCGGAAATGCGGTCCCAACGGGTCATTTCCAAAACATCATCGCACGTCGTGATGAGTCCATGCTTGCACGTCAGCTCGGCGTAACCTTGATTCCCGGCAAGGGAACCACGGTCAACGTACCGCTTGATGGTGAGGCAGACGGTGACTTTGCTTCGACCGGTGAGGGAACGGCATTTGACCGTGATGCCCCAGTACTTGGCCAGGCAGCCATGACGCTTGTGAAGTACAGCAAGAAGATTGAGCTATCCGTTGAGCTTCTCGAAGATGAGGATTCACGCTTGCTCGATTTCCTCTCCAATTTTGTTGGACGTGGAATGGCCAAGACTCACAACGATCTCCTCATCACGGAGGCTCTTGCCAACGGAACGAAGACGGATGATTTCAGCCAAACGGCCATTGCCGCGGGTGACCTCGAGCAAATGACGTTTGATGATGATTTGGCTGCTTACCTGGATGATGCCGGGTCAGTCGGTTGGGTTATGAAGCCATCGACCTACGCTTCGGTGATCTCGATTGCATCGAGCAACACCCGGTTCTACCATGCAAACGTAACGGACACGGCAAGCCCACGTCCAACGCTTCTCGGTTATCCGGTGTACTTCTCGAACAAGATCAGCGCGATCGGATCGGGCAACAAGTCGGTTATCTTCGGTAACTACTCACAGATGGGTTACCGTGAGGCTCCAGGCTTGACGTTCCTACGCGATCCCTACTCCAAAGCCGGTAACGGCCAGGTTGTCCTCCACTATTACTTCCGCACGGTGTACAAAGTACTCCAGGCCGAAGCAATCGGTTACGGACAGCACGCCACCGCATAACGCGGTTGGAACCTTTGATGGTTGGATTGTAACTTGGGTGGTGGGCTTCGGTCCACCACCCTTGTTCATTTATAGGTGAGACGAATGAAACTCATTGGACTTATTGACGCGGCCGCACGGTATGACAAACGGACCGTGACCATACGGGAAGGAGAGGAGCTCGAGGTGCCGGAGGATATTGGTAAATCCCTGGTGGCCCAGCGGTTAGCCAAAGCATCCGAGCCGGTAAAGAAGCCGGCCGCCAAGCGTAGAGCACCACGGGCGAAAAAAACGGATGTCGACGGTTAGCGTTGTCATCGCATCGCATGGTTACGGGCACCTGGCCGGACATTGTATCGAGTCCGTGTTGGATCAAACCCGCAAACCGGATGCCGTGTTATTTGTGGATGACGGAGTAAACGATTGTGGCCATTTGCCGGTCATTTATCCCGAGGTCCAGTTTGTCCTTCGGCCGGCCAACCTGGGCACCGTTGCCAATTTTAATTTGATGCTATCCTGCGTTAAAACCAACAAGGTTTTATTTATTGGCGCGGATAATTGGATGAGCCCTCATTGTTTGGAGATTTGTTTGTCCTACGATGCGGACGTGGTGGTGCCGCAGCTCGCAATTACGGGAGAGCTCAAACGGCCATTCCTCAACCATATCGGAATAGGACGTAAGGCTCAATATCCTGTGTGGAATTTTGGGCCTGGATCGAATGATTACCACGGGTCTATGTTGTATTCCGTGAAACTCGGGAGCGAGGTTGGATACCAGGCCGCGGACGGGTCCACCAAACTCGAGGAGGACCGGCACCTATTCCACGGCATGAAGAAACTTGGGGCACGAGTGGCCTACACCACAGAGCCGCTCATTTACTACCGGAGACACCGGGCCAATGGAAACCGACCATAACAAACCACGCCTACTTATTTCATGCCCAACCTACCGGCTCGAGCCCGAAACATGGGCCGGCATTTACGTATTGTGGGCCAAGGCCAAAGAGCAATTCCGCGTTGATATTTATCTCCCAGGGAATAACAAGGATGAAGTGGACCTGGAGACAAAGGGCGTTAAGAATCATTTGGGTAATTATAATCTTATTCGTGATTTGGTCTTGGGCGGTGATTATGCTTATTGGCTCAATGTCGAATCGGATATGATCCTCCCGGACAACACGTTTGATAAGCTCACCAACCTCATATTCAACCACAAGGCCGACATTGCCACCGGTCATTACGTATTCCGGAATTGGCGCAAGCCTGGGGAGGGCTCGGGTGCATCCAATGTCTTTGCCAGGTTATGTGAGGAGCCGGGTGGCGTAAAGAACATTGGTCAACCCATTTCGCTTTACCGGCAGTTTTACCAAAAGTGGTTAGACCGGGTGATATTCCCGTGTAGCGGTGGAGCCCTCGGGTGCATCATGGTTAAGCGGTGGGTCCTCGAGCAAGTCCCATTCCGCATCCGCGAGGACAAAGTGATCCATTGCGACACCTTTTGGATGGAGGACACCTGGACCGCAAAAGCTAATTGTGTGGCGGACTTATCTTTGGTGCTGGGCCACAAGGACACGGACGGGACTATCCTTTGGCCGAATTACGTAGAACAATGGTATACGAACAATGGCGGTTGATTATAAGGCTCACACCACACTCACGGCCCTCCAGGCCACGGCCCTGGCATCGAGTGACGTTCTCGCGGATGCTAACTACGCCACCGCCATTGAAACGCTCATTGATGACGTTAGCGAGCGGGTGGACGAATATCTCGGTTACCAGGTCATCGTCAACAATTACCGGCATGACATCAAGGCCGAGGATTGGAAGTACGACCGGATGCTGGACGTGTACGTGGTGGATGCGCAGTATTACCCCATCGTCGAAATATCGACCTCGGTTCGATACGAACCAGGCAACGCACGTAACACCGCAGGATTCATCACAACGCCCTCCACCATTACGAGTGGTATTGTGAGGGCCGGCTCATCCGGACGCGACACAAGCGAAAATACGCGGTTTGAGGTATCAGATGAGGCCGAGGTTGATGACGCGGTGGTGACCTACTTTGCCGGATACAAGCGGAGTGACCAAGACCTCACGGCTTTGCAATCTCAATGGGCCACCCTATCCGAGACCCCAACCGATTTACCCAGGGCCATTAAGCGGGCCACGGAGCGTATATGTCTCGCGGCCATCGCCGAGGTTTCCCAGGGCCTGGGCCAACGGCAAATCCAAAACATGGGAGACCGGACCATAACCATTGAAACGATTGATGAGGAGTTATTTGGGCGCGAGCTGGACCGCATTAAGCATTTGCGACGGTTCATCGGATGACCCAGTTAAGTTTCATATTTGATCCAGGGGACCAGGCCGAACGCATCGCCCAGGCCGAGCGGAGAGTCCTAAAGGCCCTCAAGGATTGGGCCCTTGTGGCCAATACACGGATCGGTGCAACGGCCGTTTCCAAATACATGGACAACGTGGCCGGAGTGAGCGGTCAGTCCACCTTTGGAGCCATTCAGGGCAAACTCCGACGCGGGCCAAAACTTCGCATCATAACCGGCCGGTTGGCTCGGTCCATCCTCGGCTCACGTCGGACCTTCGCTCAGCGCATGGGTGGAGCGGTGGAGTCCATTGAGGAGATTACAACGCCACGGGTGGGTGTGGTAGAGCTAACCAAAGGTTCCAAGGTGCCATACGCAGCCATTCACGAATACGGAGGCCAAGCCGGACGCGGAGGCCGGGCGCGGATTCCGAGACGGTCCTACCTACGGCCGGGCCTTCGAGATGAGACCTCGTATCTTACCGGGAATCTTCGGGATCGGATACAACAAGCTATTTCGGTAATCTAATGGCGGACGTACGGGACAAATTGACCGCGTTACACAACCTAGTGGAAACCACCCTCCAGGCCCATGACGCAACATACAAGGTGTATGACCGGCCGCGGCAATTATTCCTCGATGCCAAGAGCCGAGCCAAGCGGGTTTCCATCATGGGAGACCCCATCCGTTATGCCGAGGTGACGCTCGATTCCATCCAGGCCGATGCGGAGCCGATGACCAGGCTTGCCGATGGCCGGGCTATTGCGGCATTGTCCACCCAGGCCGGCCGGACCATTGACCGGTTCAACATCGAGGTATTGTGGGAGTACGAGGATGCAGCCACCCTGGCCGCGAGCTCATACGCGGATTTCCTGGATGCGGTGGTTTCCAAAGACGGGTCCACCAAAAGCCTCATAGGTAAGCTACGAGAGACCGCGTATTTAACCGCAACGGCCGGAGTCAACGATACGCTCAAGGCTACGCTCACGGGTGGAGATGCGCTGCATGACATACGGCAAACGGTCGCATTCACACCCGGCAACACGGTCTCGGTCAGTTTGGACTATTTCATACCGGAAGGTCAGTCCGTAAATGCCATCGTGATTTCCGATTCCGGATTTACCGAGCTGGCCGGCAATAACAACACCGTTGGGGAGTGGGCAACATTCACCGGGTCAGTTACGGCAACCAATGGAACATCCATCCGGATATACGCCAATGACGGCTCACCATTACCGGTGGATGCGGACGGAGACGTGTTCTATATCAAGAATGTTGTGATCCAGGATGCGGGTTCAACCATTTACACCTCGGACTTTTCCGCGGGTGCGGATTCCTGGACCGGCACGAACATGACGGCCACCGGCAACGTTGATGATGTGCCCTTTTCGGAAATTGTATCTTTGGACAATCCAACCATCGTTGACTTGCAATGGATACCGGTTGACATGACCGGTTCCATTTACGCTCACTACGCTTTAATCACCATCGACGTTATTTAACATGGCAACCCTATCATTAGGCGGTATCAGCAAAGTCGAAATTGCCTCGGACGGTTCAACCTATTCCGA